GACATTAAAGCACTGTTTTCTTTCAGCACTTCCTTTGCCTTTCGGTAATGATATTCAAGTGCAACGCTGATGTCTGTTTGTCTGCAGAACACATCCGTTACCACTATTTGCATGTTTTTTACTCCTGCTGTGGCTTTTGCCTTGTGGCATGCCTCGCTTGAATAGGCTAAATCCCAATTTTCAGCAATCAGTTCATAGTCTTTTAAGGGTAGCGGTTCAACCATTTTTATCATACCCTCTTTTATACGTTTTCCGGCATTGATGGGAGTGTTGTAAAACTCACCACTGAGGGTTTCCTTGTCGTTTTCGTATTGCTCTTTTTTTCTAAGGCAATCATTGTGGGTATATCGTTCTATCCATGACGGAGTCCAATCGCTTGTGTTTTCCTCATTTATTTGGTTATAATACTTGTCTGTCAAATTTATAAGATACAAAGTGGCGAATTTTTTCCTGATAATTTGGTTTGTCTTTGTATCTATTTTTCTGAGGTCAACGCCTTTCTTTTTTGCCAATTTTTCAATAAAACCGTTTTCGGTGAAATAGTTGTTGTTTACTACTGTTCGCTCGCTGTGAATAGAAAACGCCCCTTGCACATCCCCTGTTATCTTCTGAACATACTCATCCACAAGGCGCGGATTCATAGACCGTTTTTTATCTTCTATGTCATCTACAGAGACATATTCCAAACGCACTCCGTTTGCTCTCAATCCACGAAACGGTTGGTCTATACCCAAAGACATAAACGTACACCTATCTTGTGTCTCAAACTGCCCGTCCGCCCAGTTTCCGTAACTTTTTTGAATGCCAAAATCCCGTATTATTCTGTTGTTTGCCTCAAACTGAACCTGTAAATCCTGCAATAATTGACACGCCATAGTTTCATTTGTGCCGATTATCAAAAAGAACTTTGCCAAGCCGTTTTCTTTCAGTGCAAACGGGTATCCTAAATTGGCATGTGTGGACTTTGCCCCGCCTCTGAATATAGTATTGAAAAGAGTAATGAACTGCTTATGAAAAAGTTCTTTATATATAGCCGTATGATACCACGCACAGGCACTTTCCGCCAAAGGAATGGGAGTATCCTTTCCAAAATAGTAACTAAAAAGCTGCCCGTAATTTTCAGGTTTAAGCAAGTATTTCACACGTGCCTCTTGTGCTTCGGGGCTTTCTTCAATTAAGGTTTCAATGGTTGCCTTGTTGATTTCCCGTGAGCGCAATTTGTAACGTTCAAGCAGTTCTTTATATTCTTTTTTGGTCATTTTATTTGGTGATTTGCTTATTTGTTGATTTGCTTATTTGACGTGTAATACAGGCAAATCTTTTTTAATTCCAATGCTGTGAAATTCTTTGGAAAGATGCCTCTTTGTCTCATGGATTTAAATTGTTCTTTGGTAATCATTTTTGCCCTGCCTCTGCATTTGATGACAAATATTTGGCAACCGTAATTTTCACTCAGCTCATTAGCCTTCCATTTAATGTACCGGAAAACAAGCACCGTATATGCCTTTTTAAAAAAGGAAATAATTTGTTTCCACTCTGCTATTAGCCCTTGTATATATTTTTTAATCATATTAAAATACTGTTTAATTATCGTTTAAAGCCTCTGCGGTTGTATTTGTCAAAATAATATCTGTTTTATTTCTCACGGCTATCAGTACCAATAAGGCAGCCTCTTTTTCCTTTTTATTTTTTCCGTTTTGAACATCTTTTATCAGTTCATCGGTAAGCAGTTCGTAGTTGCTATACATATAGGATAACATTTTCTTTTTGTCGGATAGTTTTTCAAAGGCGCTGGCATATTTAGCGGCTTCGTCTGGTTTTATTTTAGGTGTTTTTCCGTCTCTTAGGTCTGCAAAACTTTCTAAAATAGTATTGCGTATTTCCTGCAATGATATATAACTGGATTTTCTTGCTTGTTCAAAATCCTCCTCTTTTTCCCAACGTTTTAATGTCTTAATAGAAACGCCCAGTATGTCTGATATTGTTTCCAAATCAAACATTTTTACGTACATGTCTTTTGCCTGCGACCTCTTTTTATCCGTTTTCTCCTTTGTGTATCTTGCCATAATGCAAAGGTATTTTTTATATATATTTGTTTTGTATTTTATACCAAGAATAGGTATAGTTATACCAACGCTTGGTATAAAATTTAAAACATGAAATTTTGCGTGTTATCTTTGCAGCACTTTTATTTTTTGTACTTAAAAACGACAGAGAAAATGGCAAAGGAAAAGAGGGCGCTGCCCGAAATATTAGAACAGGATTTTATCATTTGCGACAATACCTTGAACCGCAAAGGATGGAGGCTGCTTGTTGAAGGAATAGACATGGAGGGTTTTTTAAAGAATCCTGTCTGTATCACTGAGCATAATATGAAAAGTATTCCTGTTGGGAGATGGAAAAATTTACGTGTAGAGGGTGAAAAATTTTTAGGCACGTTGGAATTTGATAAAAACGACGAACTGGCGGTTACATTATATTGGAAGTATAAAGATGGTTTTATGAATGCTGTTAGCATAAGTGTTGTTCCAATAGAAGAAAGTGAACAGTTAAATATGCTTGTTGCCGGTCAGCGATATCCAACTCTAATAAAAAGTGAATTATGGGAAATCAGTATAGTTACTGTTCCTGGACAAAAAAACGCAGTGAAATTATGCACCCCTGAGGGTGGCGATTATAAATTAAATGTATTAGATAATAAAAAAGAAAATCAAATGAACAAAGACGAAAAAGATAAATCTTCTGAGGAAGATTTGCAAAAGAAATTAGATGCAGCGAATGAAAAAAACGTTGCAAATTTGGTAAAACTGCACGTTCAACGCGGTGTAGTTGCGGATGGAGAGGTTGAGTCTCTCAAAAAACTTGCATTGCAAGATTACGATACGGTTGAAAAAATGCTGGATGCGAGAACGCCAGCCAAAAAAGAAGAGGAAATGCCGGATGGAAAAGAAAAAGAAGAAGAGGGCAAAAAACTTGCTAATGAATTGAGGAAATTAAACCTCAATTCCGAACAAGGAAAATCCCCTAAAAGTAAACATGATGACTGGACTTTTTATGATTATTTCAGAAAAGACCCAAAGGCGTTGGATGCAATGCGGGAAAATGAACCCGAAAAGTACAAACAATTGGAGGCTGATTTTGCCTTACAGGCAGATGCAAGTAATTTGGTTTATAACCCAAAAAAAAGTAAGTAAATTTAAGTAAATAACGAATAAAATATTTAAGAAATGAGACGAATAATTGGATTATTGACGTTAGTAGCTGTTGCAATAGTAGCAACGGCAGAGATTATGTGTGGTGGAAATGCGAGCGTGTCCCGCCATATTTCAGAGTTTGGCGTATTGGCAATGGCAGCTCCAGCTGTTACGTTGGATACGCAAAAGATAGTATTTTTAACCTCTTTAAAAGAGGAGTACGAACAGATTGACACGTGGTTGAATGAGGCGGAAGATTTAAGTGCTTTTGTGGAACATGGGCAAACCTTAGTCTTTCCCGAAGCGGGTGCAGACCCTGCCGTTTACAAAAACAGAGTAACGGATATTGATTATGTAGAACCGAAAGAAACGGTATTTAAATCCGATTTGGATGTTTACGATTCTCAGAATTACAAAATCAGAAATATCTTCTTACATGCGTTGCCGTTTGAAAAAGTTCAGCATTATACAAGAAAGTCCGCTAAATCTATCATTAAACAGCAAAATGCAGATGCAGCCTTTACTTTCGCTCCCACCAATGCAGGAAGAAAGAAAATTATATTACCTACTACGGGCGATGTGAGGGATGGTATCAAAATGTTTAGACTGGATGATATTGCAAAACTGGCTCGTGCTTGCGACAATGAAGAGTTCCCTGACGGACGGAATTTAGTCCTCACTTCGGATATGTGGTGGGATTTGGTTTTGCAAAACGACATCTTGAAGGCTCAGTTAATGAATAGTCAGCATACGGGTAGAATTAATCCTTCTTTTGTGGAATATCACGGAATTAAAATTCACAAGTCGTTGGGCGAAAAATTAGGCATTGTTTGGGATTTATCCATAGATGAGAAAGCAGACCAGGGAACGCTGGCAGATGTATCAAGCGACCTTGTTCCGGCATCCTTGTTTTTCTGTGCTAACCAAGTGTTCAGAGCGGGCGGAAATATGGAAATGTTCTATTTGGATAAATCTACTAATCCAAGTGGTAGAGCCTACGAATTTGGATTCCAACACAGATTTAAAGCCGATTTCCAAATGGATGCTGAACGTTATTCAGGATTAGTTTATTTAGACAAAGCATAATAACAAACAAAATGAAAATTCGTAGCGAGGTCTATAAGGAGTTAAGAGATAGGTTGTTGGAAAAAATGCCCGACTTGCAATATGTTGATTTGCAAAAAGGGCAGTTTGACAACAAACAAAAAAACTACCCCATTCCATTGCCTGCCTGTTTGGTAGAGTTCAAACAGGTGCAATGGTCGGAATCAACAGGCGGACAATTGGGCGATTGCACAATAAGCATTCGTCTCTACATAGACCACGTTACGGATTCATTTAACGGAGCGGAACAGGAAGAAGAAACCATCAAATTATTGGATAATCTTGATAATATATATGAAAATATGCAAGGGTATTCAGGTGAAAATTTTAATCCGTTAAATCGGATATCAGATACAATAGTTGGATACGGTGAGAGATACGTATGTTATCAAACCGATTTTCAAACAACCTTATTTCATGATGACGCTCCACAAAAAACAGGTAAAATAGAAAAGGTTAAATTTAAATTTTAATAAAAAATGGCAAAACAGACAAAGACCCCAGAAGAAATAGCAGCAGAAAAAGAAGCGAAAGCATTAGCAGCAGCAAAAGCAGCCGAAGAGGCAGCAACAAAAGAAATCGAAGCACAGGCAGCAGCAGAATTGGCAGCGTTGAAAGAAGAACGAGAAGCCGAAGAACTTGCAGCAAAAAAGGCAGCAGCACGGGCAGAAAAAGAAGCCAAAGAAAAGGCAGCACGGGAGGAAAAAGACAAAAAGAAAACCCCTGACCAAAAAAAGGCAGAAGAAATTATGGACAGATATGGTTTGAAGGAAGTATATAAAGCCGGGAAAGGCTGGTTTACGAATTTAGACCACGCAAAGGCTTCTGCGGAACAACAGGAATTAGTAATGAAAACCTTTAAAAAGCAATAGTCATGGGTTTACCAAATGTATATATAATAGTAAACAGAAGCGGATTAGGGCAGGTTGCTTTCACTAATGACGGTATTATGGGAATACTCCTTGTTGGAAGTGGTGTTTCTGGAAAATTGGTATTAAATACACCCTACTCTATTTTTTCGCTTGCAGATGCCGAAAAATTAGGCATTGAAAAAACAGGAAGCAATGCTCATGCATGGAAACAAATAAAAGAGTTCTACGATGACGGCGGTTCGGGTAAAAAACTTTGGATACTTTTACATAATGAGGAATTGATGTCTGAAAGTGTAGATGGGACACAGTCTGTTGCCCATAAACTTATTGACGGTGCAAATGGTGAAATTGCCGTTTTGGGAGTTACAAGAGGAAACTCTCCCAGCAACGAAATTGTTGATGGATTGAACGAAGATGTGATTCCGACCATCATAGCAGCGCAATTGCTGGCAAATGAATATCAGAAAAAAATAATGCCGTTCTCATGTGTCATTGACGGTTTGGGATATGACGGCGATGCTGATGTTGTTCCTGACTTGAAACAAAGAAACGACCACCGTTGCTCTGTGGTATTGTCTGCAAGCGCAAATGATGGCGTTGCATCCGTAGGGCAACTTTTAGGTCGTTTGGCTTCTGTTCCCGTACAACGGAAAGCAAGTCGTATAAAAGACGGCGCGCTGACTAACTTGGAAGGATTTTTGACAGACGGCAGCAAGGTAGATAAAGAACTTGTTGGAGACTTGGGAACACTTCACGACAAAGGATATATTGTATATAGAACCATTCCCGGAAGGACAGGATTTTTCTACAGCGGAGACCCATCGGCAACGCTCCCAACCGACGACCTCAATACTATATCCCGCAACAGAATTATAGACAAAGTGTTGAAAATAGCCTACAACGTTTATGTTGAGGAACTTGATGACGATGTGCCTATGACTGCCAGTGGAAACATTGAGGCTGCCGTTTGCGGTTATCTGAAAAACAAAATAGAAAATCAGGTGAATGGGAACATGGCAGATGAAATATCAAGTTTTTCGGCTTTTATAGACCCAGAACAAAATTTGCTTTCGGGCGCGCCTTTGGAAATATCTTTGAGTATTGTTCCGATGGCATATTTGAGCGAAATTAAAGTAACGATTGGCTTTGTCAATCCATTATTAACCACTTAAAAATTAGATTATGAAGCAGTACGCATGGGAAGATTATAAAGTATTAATGGGCGGACGTTTTGTTACCGGAGTCAGAGGTTTTACTTACGGAACAGAACGCGACAAGCAGCCTATTTATGGAGAAGGCTCACAAGTGCAATCATACGGAAGAGGGAATGTAACACATCACTGCGAAATGAAATGTCTGCAAAGCGAATTGGAAGCAATTATTCTTTCAGGGGGCGGAGACCCGACAGATATTCCTCCATTTACGGTTGTACACAGTTACACGCCAAAACGTGGATTGCCAATCGTGGTAGATGTTATAAAAGATGTCGAAATTACGAGCTTTGAAAAAAGTATGGACCAAGGAGCAAATTATATGGAAGTAACGTTGCAATGTGTTTGTGTAAAAATTGATTACAATGTAACGAAAATTCCTAACCAATAAAAATAATTTACGATTTTAGATTTTCTAACCAATCGTAAATCTAAAATCTAAAATAAATTTAAATTTATCATGGGAAAAAAGACAGAAATAGCAGGAAAAGCAACGCTCGAACAAATTGAAATTTGGAAAAAGCAATACGGCGAAGTGTATGAAATAGAAGTTGAGGGGCATTACGGATATATCCGTGAGTTTGACCGCGAGACGATGAAATACGCGCTTAGTCAGTTGAAAATAAAAGTAGATGCTGACAAAAAGGATGAAAAGAATGTCACAGAAATTGACATGGAGAAAATAGTCAATATTGGAGAAATCGGTTTGCAGAACTGCTGGCTTGGCGGTGATGAACTGCTTAGAACTAATGGCAGACTTTCAATAGCAGCATCCATGATTGTAGGTGAGTTGTTTGATATTGCGGAGGGGAACTTAAAAAAGTTATAGCCGATGCGATAGAGAGAGTTGAGAATAATTGGATTGGACTGTGGGATACCGCCGTTCAATACTACTTAAAACAAGACGCATCGGCTCTCAACGACCGCGAATGGGCGGACAAAATTGCTCAACTCATGCACATTAGAAATTTGGAAAAACAAAATTCGGAAGTAAAACAATGGGGAATTTAGTTGAATATATTTATAAGCTCACAGACAGGATTTCAAAGCCTTTGGAACAGATTGTCCGCGTAAACGCTCAGTTGGAAACACAAACCAACAAGGCACAGTCCGCATTTGGCAATTTGGGAAAATCGGCGTTGAAATTCGCTGCCGGGTATATAGGTATTCAACAGACATTGAGGCAAGGGCGGGCATTTTTAAACCTTGCCGTTGATATGGAGCAAACCCGTGCCAAATTTGAAACCCTCACAGGCTCTTTGGAGCGCGGAAACACCTTGATAGAACAGTTGGGAAATCTTTCTAAAAAATCTCCGTTTTCAAAAGAACAATTTGCGGACAGTGCCGAAACAATGCTTGCTTTTGGTATTGAAACGGAAAAGGTAAACGATTATCTTGGCATGCTTGGCGATATTGCCATGGGAGACAAAAACAAATTAAACGGTTTGACATTAGCGTTCTCACAAATGCACTCTACAGGAAGATTGACGGGGCAGGATTTACTGCAAATGATAAATCAGGGTTTTAATCCACTGAATGAAATCAGTAAAACAACGGGAAAATCCATTGCAGCCTTAAAAGACGAAATGGCAAAAGGAAAGATAACTACTCAAATGGTAACAGATGCTTTCCGAAGTGCCACTTCTGAAGGCGGACAATTTTACCAAATGAGTGAAAAGATTGCGCAAACAGCAGGCGGGAAGTTTAGTACGTTTTTAGGAACAATGCGGGACAAATTGACTGAGTATGCCGAACGCCTACAGCCGTTCCTTACTAAGGTTGCCGATTATTTTGTTATTTTTGCTAATAATTTTGACAATGCGGTAGCGGTTATGAATAAAGTTGCAGCTCCTATTCGTGCGCTAATTACAGGATTGGGTGTAATTTTTGAGTTTTTTAATAAGAATAGGGGCGCGATTGTGGCATTGATATCTGTTTTAACAACAGTAAAATTGCTTATGTGGCAAACCACACTTGCATCACAAGGACTTACGATGTCTCTTGTGCTGCAAAAAAAAGCAGTACTCATGCTTTCGGGCGCACTAAACCTTTTAAAAGCAAATCCAATAATAGCCATAACATCTGCTGTTGCATTAGCAATTGGTACAATTGTCATGTTAAAAAAACGGACAAAAGAGGCAACAGATGAATACGGAAAACTGAACAAAAAAGCATCTGAATACGCTTCTGAAGAACGCTCCCGATTGGATATGATTTTTGACAGGCTCAGAAAAACCAACCCTAAAACAAAAGAACGTAACGAGCTTGTTAAGCAATTAAAGGATATGTATCCCGAATTGCTCAGTAATATGAATCTTGAAAAGGCAGGATTGGAAGAGTTGGAAAAAGCATACAATCGAATATCTGAATCCATAGTAAGAAAAGCCAAAACACAAGCATACGAGGAAGAACTTGCCGAAAAGTATAAGCAAATGGGACGCTTAGATGCTTATTTTGATGATGGGTATGCTAATCATAATTCCGAACAAAGATTAAGCGTTGCAAAAGGCGTTGTTAGTCAAATAAACGCGGGTACTTATGCAGGCTCTGCGCATTTGGGACGACTTGAATTAAAACGGGCTGATTTTGAAGATTATATCAATAATTATAATCGCGCACAGAATTTAATCGGCAAACTTTCAGAGTTTTCCACAGATGGAAGTAGTGGGAAGGTAAGCAATTTAAATCTTTCGGGCGGTGGCAGCAACGCTTCCGTTTCCGACCTTACGGGTGGCGGTTCGCGTGCAACCAATGTTACTATCAATCTAAGAAACTTAATCGAAAATTTTAACCTGAAAACGGAAAATTTCAAAGAGGGCGTGGATAGAGGAACAGATGAACTTATTGAGGGACTTTTGAGAGTAGTTAATTCGGCAAATAGGATAGCGACACAGTAGTTACGAGTTACGAGTTACAGAGTTACAAGGTTACAGAGTTACAAATAAGCAAATCAACAAATAAGCAAATAAGCAATGATTAACACTATAGATTTACAGCGGATATTTAAAGAGACTTGGGGATATATAGGGAAGCCGTTCCCCGAAGTGATTGCTAAAGTCATTGTGGGTATTCCTCAGTCATACAGGGCTGGTCAATATAACTTTGATTATCAAACTCCGCAATGTACGTCGCAATTAGGTGTGAGTATTCGTTGGGATGGTGAAAAAGGTGCGGAAATTTTTATGCCTATTTGGTTAAGCGATGCCGACAGGGAGGCTATGCAATATCTGTTGCCAAATACCACCATGAGCCTAATGAATAGAAAAAATATTGTTACCACAACGTTGGCAAACAGAGATTGCACGGTTAAAGAAGAAATCAGCAGGGGCGACTGGGAAATAAATATACGCGGTATTTTAGTTGGAGAAGGCAATCATTATCCGGAAGAGGAAAAGGCGTTGTTGGTGCAATGGTACAAAGAAAAGAAAACGTTCAACATCCAAAATGCGCGGACGGCAATATGTTTGGATGACAATGAAAAAATTGTAATTACCGAGTTGAATTTCCCTGAAATAAAAGGCTTTGAGAATACGCAGCCTTACGAATTAAAATTATTGAGTGATGTTGAATTTAGTTTATATATTAGTTAGCATGTACGTGAAATTGAATTGTTTTGTTACCATTACCACACAAGAGGGTAAGACTATAAAGTTCGATGCGGCAAACAATGTCGAAGTAAATAAATCTATTGACAGGATAGAATCTATTGCTAAGATTAAAATTCCCACATCGGCACGTTTGCAGTTTGAAGGAACATATTTAACTGAAAGCGTACAGACGGAAAAGGTTTTCAAAAGAGGTGATAAAATCAATATCCAACTTGGATATGATGACCGCCTGCAAGAGGAATTTGACGGGTTTGTTTATAAATTAAATCTTGCAACGCCTCTTGAAATTGAATGCGAAGGACACGAATATTTGCTTCGGGATGACCTCCCTACCAAAACCTTTGCTACTACAAATTTGCGGGAAGTTTTGCAGTATATAATTGACGGAAAAGACATCAAATTAGACGGCGATATTCCAACGGTAAATATGGTAAATTATGTTATCCCTGCCAAATTAACACGCCTTGAAGCCTTGCAGCAGGTAAAAGAGCGTTACGGATTGACTATCTTTTTTAATAAAAATATTCTATATGCCGGACTTGATTTTGTGAAGTACAAAGGAAACGTTGTTTACAGCCTTGGTGTGAACACTCCCAAAGTGGATGAACTGCGGTTTCAGTATGCCGAAGATGTTAAATTGAAGGTAAAAGCCATACAGATAAACAAAGACAACACTAAATATGAGGCTGAAATTGGAGATAAAAACGGGGAACAGCGCACTTTATATTTTTTCACCGCAAAAGGAATTGAGGACTTAAAGAAATTGGCGGAAACCGAAATCAATAAGTATAAATATACGGGATATACGGGAAAAATCACTGCATTTTTGGAGCCATACGCCGCGCCGGGCATGGTTGCGGACATACGGGATATTAAATATGAAGAGCGGGGAGGAAAGTATGAAATTCGTTCCGTAGTTGTTACTTTTGGAACATCGGGCGCGAGGAGACAGGTTGAAATTGGAAAAACGGTAAGTGAATAATTTTAGATTTTAGATTTACGATTTTAGATTTATGGACGGAAGAATAGAACAAATTGAAGCGGGTTTGAAACGGCATTTAAAGAATGTTGAAACGTCATTTATAGCAAGTGTTGCGGAAGACAAAAAGACAACAGTTGATGTAAAAGATTTCAACGGAACTCTGTATCCTGATGTCCGCAAAATCGCAACCGAAAATACAAAGGGATTCGTTCCCAAACTTCCCAAAAACAGTTTTGTTATAGTTAGCCGTATCAGCAACAGCAATGATTTAGTTATATCCATGATGAGCGAAATTGAAGACATTGCGCTTGATGTGGATGGGGATATTGTGATAAATGGCGGTAAGAATGACGGATTGGTTATCATTCAAAAATTGACGGATAAATTAAATGATTTAAAAAATAGTCTCAATGACTTGATAACTAATTATAATTCACACATACACGTAACAACTGCAACTGTTGGAGTTGGACCCGCTGGAGTATTATCCCCAACAACATCAACTGCAAGTCCGGCATTGCCATTTAATAAATCAGATTACGAAAACGAAAAAATCAAACACTAATGAACGGAATAATGCTAAATGATAATCACGACTTGCAAATAGACATTCGCAAAAATGCGGAAGGTTTAATCGTGCAAGGTTTAGTCATTGGCAATATAACATATCAAAATCAAGAACTGATATTGTTGGCAGAAAAGGGCGAAATTAAAGCCGTTCCGACAAAAGGGGTGGGTATTATGAGTTTTATTGACGATGAAGTTCCTGACAATCTATTTAGGGCAATTCGTACAGAATTGGCAACAGAGGGAATGCAGGTGAAAAAAGTTGCCTTTGATGTGAAAGATAATTTGATAATTGATGCAGAATACAGATAAATAATTAAAATTATATAAAATGAGAGCGATAAACAAGATAATAATTCATTGCACCGCCACGAAGGAAGGACAGGCGGTTACGGTTGCAGACGTGATAAAATGGCACAAGGCACGCGGTTTTAATACAATCGGCTACCATTTTTTGATTGATTTGAACGGGATATTATGGACAGGTCGTGCAGAAGATTTAGTAGGAGCGCACTGCGAAGGACAAAATGCAAACAGTATCGGAGTATGTTATGTCGGCGGTTTGGATGCGAATTTGAAGTCAAAAGACACGAGAACTCCTTCGCAAAAAGAAGCGTTAATATCGCTGCTGAAATTTCTCAAAAAGCGATACCCAAATGCTACTATTCACGGACACAGGGAATTTGCCAATAAAGCATGTCCTTGTTTTGACGCTAAAAATGAATATAAAAACCTTTAATTAATTAAGAATTAACAATTAATAATTAAGAGATGGATTGGATAACGATAATCAGCATGATTTTAGTTCCTGTTACGGGTGTAGTTTCTTGGCTCGCAGGTTCAAAAATGCGAAGGAATGATATGTTGCAAAAACAACAAGATTCCATAGACTTGCTGTCCACAAGGAATAAGGAACTATTGGAGGAAGTCGTGGGGTTGCGTTCGGAGGTTGCAAAATTAAAAACCGAAAACTCTGCATTACGCTCGGAAGTTGAAGAAGTAAACCACAAGTTGGAACATGTAAAAACAATAACAAGATACGCAAAATGAAAAGAATAATTTTAATATTAAGTGCAGCAGTGCTGCTGGTTTCCTGTAAGATTTCTAAGCAGGCGACAACGGATGTAAGAACTGAAATTGAGGAGAAAACGACAACGGATGTTCGGCAAACGACATTGGACAGTTCGGCAACTGTTGTTGAGATGGCGGAAGATGAGCATGTGTTAATTACGGTTTTTTCTGTGCCTGATTCGGCAGGAAAACAGCATATTGTGAGCGTGACGGAAATTAATCGCAACAAACAAGTCTCCGGAAAGAAAAACCATGTTTTACAACGGGAAGTTGTTTTACAAGCAGAAAGCATAAAGCAGACGGTGGAAAGCGTGAAAATTACAGAGAATACTAAAATTAAGCCTAAGGTATGGGAGTGTGTGTGTATGGTGGCAGCACTTCTAATCCTTTCGTTTGTTTTGTCGTATTTTGTAAGAAATAGGTATATTTAAATTCAAATAATCAAATCAACAAATAAGCAAATCAACAAAAATGATTACAGAAATAGCAAATACAATAAAACAGGCATTCATTGACAGTTCAATACTTCGAGGACTGTACGGGTTGGTGGTTGGAAAAACCTTTGACGAGCAATTTTCAGCCGTTTCGTTGGAGGCACTTACTATTGAGGCACACGCCACAGCAGGGGCTGCCGTTCAAACTATGCACGAGTGGCATTTGGCAGAGACAAGAAGAATCGTTGAACAAGAACGCTACGGTTATGCGGGTTGGTATGCAAAAATGATGCTTGCTTTTCAATTCGGCTTTGATTTGAACGAACTGGAAGAGCAAACATTTTACAGCGACACCACTTCTCAGGCTGCTATTGATGCACGGATTATCAAATTTGCATTTGCTTTTGATAATGTAAATTCTATCGGCGTAACCATGAAGATATCCAAAGCCGACCAGTACGATAAGCCTGAACCGCTTGACAGTTTTGAATTGACGGCTGCTACATCCTATATAAACAGGATAAAACCCGCAGGCATTCCCATTCGGATAGTGAACGAGGCTGCAGATATATTGAATATCTCAGTAAAAATTGTTTACGACCCGCTTTCGTTTCCCTCTGAAACGGCGGTAAATGATGCTGTTGAAACAGCAATTAATACCTATTTAAATGGTATTGAATTTAACGGTGCATTTGTAAGTATGCGCATGATTGACCAGTTGCAAATAACACGGGGCATCCGCATTGCATTGGTTGATAGTATTGGCGTTATACACGCAGGCTATCCGTTGGAAGACATAACAGAATTGACATCATACATACCCGCATCAGGGGCTATGAAATTGGGAACATTGAACGTAATTAAGGAGGTAATGTGATGGGAAAGTACGATGTAAATTTCATTAAATTAATAAAACAATCTCTGCCGATGGCAGTGCGGGGCAACCTTGTAGTGTTTATTTACGTGCTGATTGCACCGATACGATATATTTACAATAAGTTTATCGTAGAAAAAGAAGCAAACGAAAACGGTTTGACATACAACGCCCAATACCCCAATTTGCAGCGATTGTTGAATGATAGGTTTGATTCTGATTCTCGAAGGATAGAGGTACGCGATGGGGCGGGTACTATCAACGAGACGATTATTTTCCGAAATGAAGAATTGAAGCCTTGGGAGTTGGGGCTTGTGGTTATACATCATTCTTCAATATGAAGACTTGCACCATTTACGGTACTTTTACCTAATTCAAATGAATTTAAAGATAAGGAAAGCCGAATAAAAAGAACAGTAGATAATTATAAATTTTTGGGAACAAAATACGAGATAATATATGAATAAGTTATTGAACACTAACAGGGCGGGAGGCTTCCCGTGGAATGTAGATACGGCAGAGGCATTGAATGCTAATGCAAGATATATAGAATCCATCATGGATGGGTTTAATATTGGCGGCAGGCAGGCAGTAATTTTGTCTGAAGACATAATGTATATAAAAGATGCGGGTTGGACGTCGGGAAAAATAGTTAATGTATTCGCAACTAAACCTTTTGTTTTTCCGTCACGCAATGAGTTGCTTAACAATCCGGGAAAATACGGATTAACGGACAAAAGCGAAAAGATTGATATTAATAAACTAAATTCCGACACAGAGGTATACCCTGAATGTATTTTAAAAGAATCGTTTGAGATAGCACTTTCCGGCAATGGTAATCCGGGCTGGAAATTTTTCGAGATGGCGGATTGGTTTAATCCTGAAAAAATGATACAGGTAGGCAACAGTGTTAATTTCCCTGTATATGATACTCAGTCTACCCCTCAACTTGTATCAGGAGCGGTTGGATATGGATTAATTCAGCATAATAAAAGTTTAAGAAGGATAGATATTAATTTAGAGGTTGGAAGAAGTAAACAGTATAATGGAAATATGTTGGTAAAAATCCCATTAAATACAGGCTGGGAAATTGTCCACCCATTAACGGCAATTGCAGTAACGAGAGAGCAATATGATGGGATTAATAATAATTGGCCTCGTTTCTGGGAACGAAATCCCAAAAGTGTACCTGCTTTTGTTACTGGTGCGCCTGATGGCTCTGCTTACATAGTTTTACTTTGTGCAGGAATAGACACTAATCCACCAAGTCATGGCTATACGTCTTTTAGTGTTGTAGGTTCAATAATATCTAATTATTAACGATGCAGACAATAAAAGTTCAGAACAGGCAAACGATATGGGACATCGCCATACAATACTGTGGCGACCGTGAGGCTGCATTTCAGATAGCAGAAATTAACGATATTTCGCTTACAGAGGATTTGCCTGCGGGCTTGTCTTTGTCTGTTCCTGAACCAATCAATGCAAGGGTGGTAAATCACTATTTTGTAAATAATATAGTTCCGGCAACAGCAGTGGAAACAACCGCTATCAGCACAGGAAACAACATCATAACAAACGATGGAGAGTATATTATGGTTACAAACAACAACAATGATATTCAAATAGTTACAAATAATTAATAGTTAAAGATATGTTTAAGAGTTTCATAGATTTTTTATTACGAACATTATTTAGAGAGCAGGATTATATAGTAGGCTATGACGGAGATACGGGCGAAGAAATCCGCGTTAAAGGCTCCGATTTTAAAGAATCAATGCGCGGAACTGCTGGCGC